CTTAGGTGCTGGCGGATCCCCTGTTGCTATGGGTGCATATGGGGGTCTAGGTGGTATGGGTCTGCTAGGTGGAGGAGATATGATCTCACTCTATATGGCTCAGATGTGGCGCTCAACTTACGAGTACCTATTTGATCCAGCTGCAATGATTCGTTTCAATAAGAGACAGGATCGTTTGTACTTGGATATCAACTGGAAAAATCTACAAGCTGGTCAAATTGTTGTTATAGACTGCTATAGGGCATTAGATCCAGCAGAATTCTGCCAGATATATAATGATAGTTGGGTTAAGAAGTACCTAGTATCTGCTATCAAAAAGCAGTGGGGTCAGAACCTAATTAAGTTCACTGGTACTAAGTTGCCTGGTGGTATTGAAATGAATGGGAGACAATTATATGATGACGGCGTTAAAGAGCTTGAGGAAATCAAGCGTGATATGTCCAGTTCATTTGAACTTCCACCCCTAGACTTTGTAGGCTGATCTAATGGTCGTTAATCCCTTCTTTCTACATGGTTCCACTCAGGAACAAAACTTACAGCAGGATCTGATCAATGAACAGCTCCGTATGTATGGTATGGATGTTTATTACATCCCCCGTACGTTTGTAAGGGATGCGACTATTATGAGGGAGATCACTTCCTCAGCCTTCAGGTCATATTTTATCATCGAAGCATATCTAAACAACTTCGATGGGTATGGTGGTCAGGGTGATATTATGTCCAAATTTGGTATCCAAGTTAAGGACGAAGTTACTCTGACCATCTCCCGCGAGAGATACGAAAATTATATTGCACCATTCCTTAATTCAAGGATGATGTATTTGATTAATTCAAATGCAAACGATCAATTACCAGTAATTAGCAGACCTAGAGAAGGTGACTTAGTCTATTTCCCACTAGGCAGAAGACTATTTGAAATTAAATATGTAGAGCATGAGCAACCTTTCTATCAGTTAGGTACCAACTACACGTACGAATTGCAGTGCGAACTATTTGAGTATGAAGATGAAGTGCTCAATACATCTATTGATGAAATTGATAGCACTATCCAGAATAAGGGATTCATTAACACACTAAATCTAGTCCCCATCAGTAATAGGGCGACTGTTAATGCTAAGATGGGAACCGGATATATTCGCAATCTCACACTTCTCAATGAAGGCAACAACTTCCAAGAAGCACCTTCAATTTATATTACTCCACCCCCAGCTGGTGGTGACGAACCAAAAGTAATTTCACTTCTTAGTGCGCCAAATTCAAATATAGTAGAAAAGGCAATCAAGCAACTCATTACATTCAATACTGGTTCTGGCTATCTAGAGTATCCCCAGGTTGAAGCTATTGGTGGTGGCGGTAATAATGCGGTTATTCGCTCAGTTATCAATGATAAGACATTAGGTATTGTTGAGTTTGTAGTAGATAATCCTGGAGTCGGATACCCAGAAGATGTACCAATTATTGTATATGATTTCCAAAATAACCCAGTCGCAGAGGGACTTGCTCTAACAGATGGTGAAAAGATTGTATCTGCAATTATTAAAGATCCAGGCGAAGATCTGGATGAAGATTTTAATGTTGTTGTTGGAGCCCCTGTTGATAAGGGTGAGGGTGAGTATATCTACAATGAAAACATTATTGGACTGGAGTCCGGTATGGAGGCTCGTGTTCGTGGGTGGAATGGTCTGACCTTCCAGCTTGAGATTACGAACTTAAATCCTGAAGATAGGACTACAATCAACTTTAAGCCGGGTGAAGTAATTGAGGGTGTGAAGAGTGGTGCTCGATACTCACTCAAATCATTTAATGGTGATCAATCTAAAGCTGATAGGTATAGTCAGAACGACGAATTTCAAGAAGTGGCTGATAAAATCGTAGATACACAGGAGTATAATCAGTTCTTTGACCCAAATCAAGACTATTTTGATTCCGACAATCCATTTGACGAATAAATAGTGTATACTAAATCTTCGTAAAACCATGGGTGAGTATTTTTACCATGGGATATTTAAAAAAACTGTGGTTGCTTTCGGCAATCTGTTTAATGGTATCCAGATACAAAAACTGAACAATGATGGAGCAACCATCAATGTTCAAAAGGTCCCTCTAGCCTATGGACCTATGCAGAAGTTTCTGGCTAGATTGGAGCAGATGAGTGAGTTGGATCAGCCTGTGCAGACTACTTTGCCCAGAATGTCCTTTGAGATGACGTCCATCACATATGATGGGACTAGGAAGACTCAACCCACGAAGACATTTAAGACAACTGATCAGGGAGAGAAGATCCAAAAAGTATATCTACCTGTTCCATATAATGTTAGCTTCGAGCTAAACGTTATGGCTAAGCTAAATGATGATGTTCTGCAGATTATTGAACAGATTCTTCCATATTTTCAACCAGCATATACAACAACAGTTGAATTGGTAGAGGAGATTGGAGAAAACCGCGATGTTCCTATTGTATTGGATAGTGTAAATTTTACAGATGACTATGAAGGAGACTTCTCATCTAGAAGACTTTTGCTATATACATTGAGTTTTACTGCAAAAACATATCTATTTGGTCCGCTTGATGAGTCTGGAGACGGTCTTATTAAGAAAGTTCAAGTCGATTATCATACTAATCTTAAGAGAAACTCTCCTAGAGAAGTGAGATATACAGTAGTACCAGATCCTATCGATGCTGGTCCTGAGGACGACTTTGGATTTAGCGGGGAAACAGAACAGTTCTTTGATAGTAAGATCTACAGCCCTACTCAAAATGAGGATTATCTAAATGAGTCAGTTTGACCCAATCGATGAGGCACTTAATGTTGAGTCCCAAATTGTATCCGAACCAAAGACCCATGACCTAACTAAGGTTAATGATACTCTGGCTCCTAGGGATGAGGGTAGGAATGATAGGGCTAGTGACTATGAATATAGTCGCGCACAGCTTTATAGTCTCATAGAGAAGGGACAGGAGGCTGTGAACGGGGCACTAGAGCTTGCACAGGAGGGTGATAGTGCCCGCTCGTATGAAGTTGCCTTAGCAGGCATTAAGAACGTTTCTGAGGTCGCTGAGAAGCTCATTGACCTACAGAAGAAGATGAAGGATTTGGATGAAGTCAATGCGACTAGCAACCAAACCAACGTAACAAACAATTCCGTCTTTGTTGGATCCACCACAGATCTACAAAAAATGATCAAGGAAGGAATGATGAAGAATCTACCAGAGGCATAACAATGGCTAAGGCAAAAAAGGAAAAGCGCTGTAAAGAGTGCGAAGGTATGGGCAAGGATTGTAAATGCCCCAAAAAAGGAAAACTAGGCTATTATGGTCTTGAAAAAGATTATGATGACGAAAAAGACATGGCTGATGATCATCCAATGAGTGATGGAGATTCCGGTGGCGGTGGCGGCGGTGGTATGTCCGAAGGTATTGATGCACCTTCCGATGCCGATAGATCCATGCAGGGAATGTCGTCAGAGAAGAAAAAGAAGAATCTTGATGCATTCAAATCTGCAGCTTCTGATGCTAAGAAGCGCCAAGGCGATAAGGATCGTAAGGACGAACTAGCTTCTGAGCGTATGACGAAGGGAATTCGTTTCTATGATTCTAAGGGATCTGGGTATCTAAAAGGTGGTAAAAAGACTTACGACTAAATAAGCGTGAAGGGCAATATAATGAAGGACGGCTTATATGTCGTCTATGCAGTTCTTGAGCCTTTCCCATTATTTTATTACTCCTGTTATCAGATATGGCTAAGAAGAAGGGTATATGGGATAATATCCACGCTAAACGTAAACGTGGCGAATCCCCCGCCAAAAAGGGCAGCAAAGACTATCCAGAGACATTGGATATTGGTGAAGGCATGAAGAAAGCCCGTGAGAATGTGGGTGCCGATACCTGTTGGGATGGATATAAAGCCAAAGGAACTAAAAAGAAAGACGGTAAGGAAGTGCCCAACTGTGTAAAGGAAGGTAAAACATTTACAGACTTCTGTACCGAGGCTTATGATAAGCCAGAAGAGAGGCTCAAGACTGATAGAGATATGTTCAATATCTCAAAAAAAGATCAGGAGTCTGCTAAAGATCGCCTACTAGCTAAAGCTAAGGCTAAGATGGACGCTAAAGCAAAAAAGTAACACAGGAGTCCTTAACTATTGAGGACTCCGAAGGCAATGTTGCCTTTGAGGTAGTTGATCTCATTAAGCCAGAACCCATGACTGGATGGAGACAACAAGTCACTGAGGCTGCTTGGACTAAGAAAGAAGGCAAGAACAATACTGGCGATGACCGTCTCTCATTATCACTTAAAAAATGGAACTGCTGACTCACTCTCTAAACCATACCTGGTTCTTAGGACTCTTATGCTATTTGCTGATTGTAGTACCAGTTATAGGACTTATCTTGATTGCACCACAAAAGTAGACTTTTGTTAAGTCCCCTGCTTAAATAGAAGCATGGTATTCATAACGTCCCCATGTCAGTCCCGATTGTCTTCGGCTCATACATTGCATTCATCCTAATGATTCTAATGTATAAGCTTTCCCGAGACTAAATATTTCATAAGAAGTATTCAGTCTACCAATGGCTAGCAATGAGAACTATATCCGTTACGACGCAGAAGGTAATGCCGTAGTCCCCCAGCCAGGATCAACCCAAGATACATCAGATCCAGGTCTGGGCTGGCAAACCACACCATACAAAAACTTTAGTGCGGATTACGTAGCGCGAGACGCAGACGATAATCCAAGAACCCCTCTACCATATATTAAACATGGAGAGGAGGGTCAAATACTCCCCAAGTCAACTTATGTAAGGATGGATGAGAACAACAATCCCGTTGTTTCTCCCGGACCTATTCAACCACAACCCCCCGGACAAATCTTCGCACCTGAGGGACTAGCAGTAGGTAGAATTGTAGTTGTAGTAGCTGCTCAATATACAGGTGGCGTTCCTCCTATTACGTATGAAGCCCAGCTACAGAGAGAACCATCTCCTGGTGTCTGGGAGGGATTCACTCCTTGGTTAGAAGTTGCTGCTGGTAGTAGAGAACTTAGTATAAATGAAGAGGGTATGAGAATTAGAGCTAGTACTCGTATTAGTGATAGGGATAATTCACTCACTGTCGTTCCAGGAATAGCAGTTGGTCCAGTACAGCCCAAGTTAGAACTAGTATCTTTGGGTACGCTCAGTGGTTCTGGTCAGGTTGGTACTGTATTAACTCAAACTCCCGCAACATTTGTTGGTGGTGTAGCTCCATTCACATACAAATATCAATTTGTTAGAAGAGAAGTTGGTGGTAAGGGCTTCTTTAATTTTGCCCCAGACGGATTGACTTATACAATTAAGGCTTCTGATCTTGGATATGAAATTAGAGCTAGAACAATTATTACAGACGCATTTGGATTTACCATTAATACTGGAAGTAGTATTCCATCTGAGATTCTAGTAATTCCATAACCAGAAGGCTCCTACATAACAGTAGGGGCTTTTTTATTATGGCTGATACACAGTATCTTGGTAATCCAAATCTAAAGAAGACAAATGTACCTGTTCAATTTTCATATGAGCAAGTTCAGGAGTTAATGAAGTGTAAGACGGATCCAATTTATTTTGCCCTAAACTATATTAAGATTGTATCTCTTGACCACGGTGTTATTCCGTTCAAGTTGTATGACTTCCAGCAAGACCTCATTAAAAGTTTTCACGAGAAGAGATTTACTATTTGTAAGATGCCTCGCCAGACTGGTAAGTCTACTACTTGCGTTGCATTCCTACTCCACTATCTAATTTTTAACGACAACGTTACTATTGGTATCCTAGCCAACAAAGCGTCCACTGCGAGAGAGATTCTTGGGCGTTTGCAGTTGGCTTATGAGAACTTGCCTCAATGGATGCAGCACGGTATTATATCCTGGAACAAAGGTTCTGTTGAACTTGAGAATGGTTCCACTATCCTAGCTGCTTCTACATCAGCGTCTGCCGTTCGTGGTATGTCGTTCAACATCATT